GCCCCACCTGATTGTAAATTATTTTCAAACGCACTATGGCGTTTAGCTCCTTTCCCAGCCTTTTTCTCTCTCTTTGCCTTACTTCTTTCAGCAAGAACTTTAAGTGCAGCCTCTTTTGTAATGCCAAATTCATCTGACATTTTCTGTGCTTTTTCTTCACGAATAGCTTTACGAACTTCAGCTTTCCGAGCCTCAATATTATTAGAAGCAAATTCTAGCGATTGCTGCCTTTGTTCCCTTAAATTGAGTTTCCTAAGCCTCGCAACACGACCCATTAATTTAACCTCCTAAAACGTATCAAATAATAAAAAAAGAAGAGATATAAGCAAAACCTATATCTCCTCTCGTTTTCGAGTCGGCTAATCTATATTATAAAACGTAATATTAAATAATTAAAGCCCTAAAAGTTAATTCTCCCTCCTAATTTATTCTTTTCTAACGGTTCAAGTGCAAAATGATCTGATTCGATGCTTTCACGACTTACATCTACAATTTGACCTCTAACTACAGTAAAGCGAATACACACTTCTCCATACTTCTTTTTTGATAATTCAGAAACAAGCCATGAAATGTAAGTATTTATCGAAGTCCCTGTGGTGCTTTGCAATTTATCAGCTCCAAAATTTTTTGCAAGTACTGTTGATGTCATATTATAACTCCCTCATCATTTTATACATAATATTCTGCTCACGACCAAGAACCTCATTCAATCTTGTAACATTATTACAAGCATTTGCTTCATCATCTTTAGCCTTTACTACTTTTAACTGTAAACTATTCCATTCTTTCATAGCGGCAAAAACCTCCTTTTCAAGAGCTTGTACTACTTCAACTTGCTTTTCTAAGATAGTATTTATCACTTCTTTGCCTTCTTTTTAGCAACTCCCTTAATTGTTCCTTTGTTTTCAGATGCATAAAACACTTTTGTGCCCTTTTCTTTTCCATACTCTTTGATCATTTCTGCTTTTATCTTCTTTCCTTTTTTAGTCAACGGCATCATTAGCCTCCTTCATTAGGATAATATTTATTAAGCCAATTCTCATAAGAAATAGATTTTATTTCTTTGTCAGGGACTATATTCAAAGGATCAAGCACAAGTTCTTCATGGCATCGGCAGTTACATCTTTGCTCAGCACTAAGGCCTTCCCAAGCAGGATAAGGAGCCATTTCATGAGTTGAATTAAGATGAAAGAAACCTTGGCTATCTTTCACTTGGCCATCCATTATGCGATGATCAGCAATTTGCGATCTTTTTGTAGGCCTTGTTTTTTCATCAATAATTGAACGCCATATTAGCTTACCTTTTATTCCTTTTTTTATGAATTTCAGATAAGCATCATTAGCACCTTTATTCATAGCCCCCATACTTTCTGTGCAAATAATAAGAAGGGCTTTGTTATAAACTACCCTAAGAGCTTTTTTAATATCATTAGACATAGCACTATAAGTCTTTCCCATACTTAGATTGCTTATTATAGCCCTTCTAACTGCTCTTTGAGCTTCTATAGGATAGTTTCTAAGAGATTCTGACATATAAAGATTCTTAGGGTTGTTTACTGAAAACTGTATGTCAACAAGTCTTTTTGAAGGTACTCTTATTTGAAAATGCTTCCCTAAAGCTTTTTCTACTGAAAAAACCAATCTTAGATATGCTTGCCTATATTGAAAAGGAAGATATTCTTTAATATCTGTAATATTCTTCCTTATAATAGGATTTATTATCTCCATGACTTCTCTTTCCATCTTAGCATATCTTCCTGATATTGAAAGTTCAGTTATAGAGAGTTTTCCATTTACAGAATACCTACTAAAAAATGATTGCAATGATCCTGATGCTAACTTATAGGCATTAAGAAGGCCATCTCTTACTTCACTTTCAATTCCTCGTTCATTTCTTATGAGGAACCTGAAAGCATAATCAAGAAGAAGAGATAGCCTATCCATCTTACCTACATCCTAAGCCATGGCTTTGTATACTCTATTGAATCAAAATATTCCTGAAGGGCTTCAGTATCAAGCCCCCTCCTCTTCATTTCAGCAAGGCAAGCATTCACTAAAGGTGGATAAACAGCCTTAGCCTCTTTAAGAGATTCTGCCTGAGCAGCAACAGCACTATCATCTTGGAATTGAAAAGAGGTTTGGGTACTATCAACCATCCTATCAAGATCAACTTTATTGATCTCAATAACTCTTTCATAAGCCTTTTTCTTCGTTTCAAGAAGTTCTTCATCAGAGATTTTAATCTCTACAGTAGAAGCCTTCACCTCATCTTCAATAGCTACAGGCTCTTCAACTTTAACTTTTTCCACCACAGGTTTCTTTTTGGTAGCCATCTCTATCCTCCTAAAATCTTGACCAAGGTTTTGTATACCATATAGCATTTTTAAGCCTCTCTGAAAGTATAAAAGCTGCAGATTTCAGCTTTCTTTTTGCTAATTCAAAAGCTAAAGCATCAGCAACTCTTGTATTCATGCTAAACGGAGATACATCATAATTATAAGCAAGAGCTATTAGTTCATCATTCTTCATAATATGAAAAGTATTAGCTGCAGAAGTTATCTCTTTATCAATTTCTATCTTATTATCATTTTTATACTTTTCATATTCCAACTTTTTCTCTTCTTCAGTTCTCTTCTTTACCACTTTCTCAGGTTCTTTCAATTCAATAACTACAGGTTCAGTAGTTTCTACTTTTAGATTTTCTGACTTTTCTACTTTTTCAGATTCCAAGATTTTAGCTTTCAAAGTTTTCTTTACTGCCATATTTTACTCCTTTACAACTTCTTCACTTTCCTGATTTATATCTTCTTCAGGTTCTATATATCCTGAATTTTTGTCAGAAGGAGGAAGTGCATTTGATTCAAGTTCAGGTAATCCTCTTTCCATATCCTCATCTTGCCTTTCAAGTTCCTCCTCTACATCAGGAATAACATCATCAGGCATAATATCTGCAATAAGATAACGAGAGAATCCTGCCTGTCTAAGAGTAAAGGCAGTAGAAGCAAATTCTTGAAGATTAAGAGGGGAATTTCTCTTGTGAGCAATATTTATTGTATCATAGTTGCCATCAGCAATTCCAAGTTTTTTAAGAATAATAGAGATAAGTTTCATTCTTTCATAAAGCCCTACATCAAAATCAGTTTCAGCATCAGAACATATATTTTCAAAGTCAAAAAGTAACCTTTGAATAGCGATACCTGAAGCCCCTGTAAACTTCTCACCAGCAAAATCAGGGACATGTGACTGAGTATGAATCTGACGTTGTATAAAAGTAGTCATATATTGAATAAACCCATAAGGAATATCTTTAGTAAGGAATTTCACATCAGCATCTTTATCAAGATTTTCAAATATTCTATAGCGTTTTAAGTTAGCAAGAGCGGCTGAAAACACTCCTTCTTCTTTCTTTTTAAGTGGATTAGTAAGTCCAAACTTCTTCATAACAAGGTAGGCATTAGCAAACCTATCAAACTCATTCATAGAATCAGAAATAAGAGCATCAAAACAATTGATAAGAGGGATTATAGGTTCAATAAGGCCCATCATCTCATCACCAAAATAGTAAGGTACTACAGGTATTTCACCAAAGAAATTAGGGCTACTCCCTACATATTTAAGTGTCCAAGTGCTATTTATATTTTCATTTTCTCTTGTATACTTTTTTACTTCATTAGGATAATAGACTTCTACAATATATTTTCTATTAGTTACTCTATAATAGCGTATTGCGGCCACCTTTTTAGGCTCTGAATCATAGTTATAAAGAAGAATCATCTCACGAGGGTCTATTGTTATAAACTTAACAACAGCTTTATAAGTAAGTTTCTCTTTATCAGGTATGCCATCAATAAAGAAAAGTTCATAAGAAAGGCCAAAAATTCCTGTATTCCTTCCTGCTCTTGCTGTTTTCATCGGCTCATTATTAAGCCTAAAATTCTTCATTATCTGTACAAAAAGCTTCTTATCAGACTCATAATTCTGATCATCATCTATATTCACATTATTAGTAGCATTCTCAGTAGAGGGGATTACAGTAGGGATAGGATTAGAGGCTGAAAAAGAGTTTTTAGACTGTGAAAGGACATATTCTTCACCTAATTTCTTAGTTTCTAGCTTAATTTCAATAGGTTTATAAGTGATATACTTAGGACGGTAAGCATATCCAGTAAAAGTAGTTATGATTTTGCGTGCATAGGGAACAGGAATAAGGTTGTCTGGAGTATTCTTTGTAGTTGAGTAAGAATCATTGAAGTTATTTTGTGAAGAGGTATTTGGCCCATAAAGTTTTCTACTTAGAATATGAGTATTTTTCCCCTGATAATATTGCCATAGGTTATTAAGCCTTGGTACTTCATTCTTTTCATAATCTTCAATATACTGAAGAATTTCCTCATCACTAAAAACTTCTTTATCAGTTCTCAATAATACCATATTCTTTCTCCTATAGCACTACAGCCTTAACTCTTTCCTCTATTCCTATCATCAGCAAACCTTCCTTATCTACTATAAGTATAATAGTTTTTCAACAATTCTCTAGCCCTTCTAAAAACCCAGATAAGAAGCTGCATCAAAGCCATGGAAATCAGGTATATCCCCTTGATTTGCATTCTGATGCCATAACGGCTCTGTACCATACCTACAAGCAGCAATGCAGTCATCATTTACTTGAATGAACTGTTCAGTTATCTCTCCATTCCTATTTTCTTTTCTTTCAAATGTCTGAACTTCTCGTTGCAAGTTAGGGCATCTTGTCTTATGTATGTGTATTTTGAATGATTTAAGGAAGTCAATACCAAAACTATAAGAACCTGAGCCTTTAATAGCACCTTCTACATGGAAGCCAGAATTTTTCCATTCTTCTATTCTATCAGGTTCAGCAGAATCAGCAATAATATTAAAATAGTTCCCTTCATCACCAAAATACTCTTTAGCAGCCCTAATAAAGGTTGCATTTTCCCAGCCTTTCCCATAGAGTTCATCAAAGATATAGAGATCACCATCCCTAAAGCCACCTCTTTCTATAGCAGAAGCATGGGCAAAACCAAAATCCATACCTGTGAAAACATTATCAAAATCATCTTCATTATAATTGAAATCTTCTATTATATAGTTATCGAAAACCCTATTACCATAAACTCCCCATTCACCTTCAACATACACCATTTTATAGTAGGGGTCAGCGATATCATCCATCATCTTTTTAGTTTTAGAATCTAAGAATTTATTTGTTTTATAGGTACTTCGATTAGTAGTCACATTAGGCTTAGGTTCATCAAAGTATTCCTTTTTGATCCAATGGCCTATCCAAACAGGGTTAAGGGTAAGTATTCCCTGTTTAACAGATTCATCAGAGCCTCTCAATCTAAGATTAAGTTGCTGGATATCACTAAAGTCCATTTGATCCGCTTCCTCAGCCCAATAGTCAGTAGGGTCAAAGAAGGATTTCAATTTTTCAACATCATCAAGGCCAACACCAATAGCATCATTACCATTTATCTTACAGGTAACAATTGTTTCAGAATCATTGAAGGCAAAGAGGTCACCAAGGTCAAGGCTTTTAATAGTATATTTTAATAGATCATAACAAGAATGTCTGACATCTTTTTTAACTTTTCTGCATATAAGATACCGTCGATGTTCCTTCATAAGCAGTTTGAAAATAACTTTTTGAGCAGCAAAGTAGGAGTTATGAGTAACTGTACAATCTGATAGCAAGAACTTATTGTCTTTATCAACTGAAAAACCAAAATATTCACCTATGCCAATTTCCTCAACATCAATTCCTGTAGCATACAATTCCTTACTTTTTTTTATTTTGCCATTAGAAGATACTACTTTTTTCCTTTCAATTTTACATGGTATATCCACAATATTCCCTGAGATGCATAATCCCCAATAGTTCCCAATAACTCCGTTGTTATAGCACTTAGCATTGCCATTTTTGATTGAACACTTAAAACCCAATGAATTCGCTAAAAATTTTATTTGCTTTATCAAATCTTCGCTTTTCTGCACTATATAGTAACAATAATTATCATAATAACCATCGCTATCTATCAGTCCTGCAAGTAATTGTAATCTTACTTCTCTTGAATTGTAAAGATAATCATCAGGTATTATTTTATTGCCTAATAATCCATATCCATAGAAATATGGGTCTATACTAACTTTTTTATAATTGAAATCAATAGGCACTCTATATCCCATATGATATCTTTTCCATGTTTTATTTTTTGAAATATATTCTTTAACAGAAATTT